CTTTAGCATAAAAGCAACATATTTAAGTTTCTAGCCTTTTTTGCCCTAATTTTGTCAATTTTTATCAATTTGTCAGCCTGTGCGTTGGTGCATTGCGTAGCTGTAGTCGTCCTGGGTGTACGCCTTCTCACCTTCCATTGTCCAGTGTAAGTAATTACCCTTGCGCTCTTGACCTGTCTTATGACTGTGATCGGCATGGCACAGGCTTTGAAAGATGTTGTGCAGGAAAGCGTGCTGTCCTATGTGCCGCCAAGGAAATACGTGATCTACGTGTTGTGCAGCCTCAATACGCCCTTTAGATAGGCAGGCTTGGCATAAGGGCTGTAAGGATAGCTGGCGGCGTCTGATGCTGCGCCAAGCTGGTGTTTGATATACGCTGTCAGTCTGTCTAGCGTCTAGATTGTCTTTGCCGCCGTGCTTAGTGCAAAAGCTGTTTAGCTTGCTTCTTGGTTCATTGCAGCCTAGTTCACCGCATTTAAGGTTGCTTGGGTATGTCGGCATTATTTGTTAGGCATAGGACAAGCCAATCGGGTGATATCCCCAACTTTGGCTATCCTTTCGGACTACCACCCCCATAAGGTCTAGGTTCTATTTCCAGAGCGCCCTATATCGTTGGGCTAGCCGTCACATCACCACGTTTGCTCTGTTCCTGTGATACCCCTAGCAAGTTCACGCGCTGGCTTGTCAGTAAGGCGCATCTCTTTTCTCGATAGCCACCGGGACATAGGTGCATTGTTTCGCCATCAGCAATCGGTACTGGAACGCAAAAAGCCACTTTCTACTGCGTTCTGATGTTGCACCACCAGTTCCCTTGTAAGGGTAACGCATGAGAAAATGGCCTCATGATTGTCCTGTGGTGCAACACTTGACGGGTTTATTGTATCAGTTTTACATACCAAATTAAATATTTCGTACCGTTCGCAGCTTTTGCAGTGCCAAGCCTCACGGTTTCTTGTTAAATTGTGTTGCGTTATGTCTCCACCGCATTGGCAAATTCTCATTTAATCAATGCTTTTGTCTTTTCGTGGGCTGCTTGCCACATGGTTTGTCGTTCCTGTTTGCTTAACTTTGCGCCTTGATCGATCTCATAATGGCACGTTTGGCATAAGGCAGCTACAAGGTTGTCGTCTGCTTTTATTCCCCGGCCCTTATTGCCGCCCCAGTTTGTATGTGCTGCCTGCACCATTTCTCCACTTCCGCAATGCTGGCAGTTTAGCAGGGCAACCCGTTTAAGCAAGGCTTTATCTCTGACGTATTGGTGTTTAGGAAACATCAATGCCTTTTTGCGCTGCCCAAGCGTACAGAAACTCAATAAATTCGCTGCTTTCGCCCGTGGTAAATTTGTGGCTTTGCAGGCCAAGCTGGACAATCCGCTCACCATCTAGGCTTGGGCAAACCTTGCCGATCTTCCTGTCTGTGTCATGCGCCCATTGATCAACCAGCAATCTTTTCCAGTCGTCAGGCGTCCAAGTGCTGCCTGCTGCCGCCATTTGCTTGCTGATTTTTCCAATAAGACTGTGAAACATTGCGTTCTGCTCAGTGCTTCGGCGGCTTTGCTTGATTTCAATCGTCATTTTGTGCCCAGCCATCAGCATTGACTTGAGCGTGGGCCAAATAACCGTCATCATTTCCCGATGGGCCTGCACAGGTTCCCATACTGCAATTTTCATTTCAAAACTCCAATCATGCGTAAAGCGGCCTCAGAGCCATCAATTCTCGCCAAGGTACTACCAGACCAATTCTTAAAAAAATCGTCTTGTAGGGCCGTTAAACGCTTTCTAGGGCCATCTTTGACCTCAACCAGAAACGTATGGCCTTTGTAGCCGACCAAAAGATCAACAGGTAGGCCAATGATCCACACAAAAGCGCCAGCAGCCCGTAGTGCTAAAACAATCTCTTGTTGGTTTTTGTCAACCCTGGCTGCGTGTCTCATTTCAGCGCCTTAATTCGTTCGATGATCATTGATCGCAATCCCGGAAAATCTTGTTCCAATTCCCGAAAGCGTTGAAGTAGGTACTCGCGGCGTCCATCCTTCAGGGCTTGATCTCCACCAGCTAACGCCATTTCCGCATATGTCGATATCAATGTCTCCAGTGAGTTCGAGTGCGCTTGTAATGTCGGCTTCAGTGTGGTCATGGCCTGCTTTGGTTTCGTCAAGCAGCTTATGGGCTTGGTAGTAATTAATTTTTACTCTCCTCGGTTAAATTTTTCCAGCGCCTATAAAGTCTTATGTCTCTAATTGTTTCTTTTTTAACTTTATAAACTTTTGATAAATCACTGTCAGAAATTCCTGCTAAACATTTTTTCCTAATTTCAAAAACTTGTGCTGGATTTAATATTGATCTGCATTTTGGTTTTATCAGTCTTCTTGCTTGTCTATTTTTTTGCCACATATCATTTACGTTTTGTTTTTGTGTTCCAGCAAATAAATGATCTGGATTTACACATTGCGGTACGTCACAAGTGTGGCAAATAAGAATTTTAGGATTTGTCAATTGAATGCCGTGATGCAGCATATAAAACAACCTGTGCGCGTTGTAGTTTTTTCCTTTGTAACCAACCCATCCATATGGATGTTTGTGTGTTTTTACTGCACCCATCCATATCCAACATCCTGATTCTGGAATTCTTAAAATTTTGCTTTCGTATTTTTCTAATTCGGTGTTCATGCTATTCCTTTTGTAGCTATAACGTCAATGTTTATAAGGGCTAGAGGCATATTTCACCATTTTTCATCAGGTTGTTTATACCAATCAGCAACAGGCTTACTCAGCAGCTGGCGGTCAGCCCATTTCTTGTACGTCGATGTTGATTGATTGACAGGCTTCGCGCCCCACTGGTGATGCGAACACTTTGGTGGCGATCCTTCCAGTCGTACGCTCCACAGGTTGCCGCATCCGTTGACGCTGCACAGCAGGCTTGGGCCGTCATCACGGTTCTTTGATTCTGGTGGTGCAAAACTCATTTTGTGTACTTTCCGTCAATAATGCGTTGAAAATTTCGGGCGTTCAAAACCCATTCCAGATCAGGCCGCCACGTTCTGCCTTCAGACTCAAAACCGTTTGCCAAGCTGGTGTTCTTCGCTATGTAGTTGAAAAAGCTGTCCCACCACTTGATGCCTGCTGCTTCCGTTTCGTAACCATCAGGGCTGTATGCGCTCGGCTTGCTGGCCTGGCTCCATCGCTGTTTGGTGGTTGCTCTGCGTGTCCCCTCCCAGCTTCGCGGCTGCGCCAAGTGCGGTAAATGCTTTGCCCAAAGTTTCAAAATCTCCTCTTGCGGACAGGCCATCAGCTTTGCTGTGGACAAAGTAGCTTTAGCTACTGGTATTAATAAAGAAGAAGAAGAAGAAGAAGAAGAAGAAGGGGTTGGTTTTTGTTTAACCTCGTTTCCAACCTCGGGGTTATCCTCAAGGTTAACCTTCAAGTTAGGGTTTCCACCTAGTTTTCCACCCTCTGCCCTCTTGTTTCGCAGGCATTCGTCTCTGACCATGCGCTTAGAGTAGATTTCACCTCCTTCAGCAAAGTCGTAAACACCAGCCTGGTTCAACTCATCCAGCCAACCTATAACTTCAGGCAAGGTTGCCCCGACCATGCTAGCAAGGTTGAGTGGAAGGATAACCTTGTTGCCAACCTTAAGGTGTCCATATGGATTACCTTCGTGCATGAAACAGATCATGTCAATCCATAGGCCACGCGCAGCTGGTGAACAAGATCGCAAGGCAGTGTCTCGCAGCCAATCGGCTGGGTAAAACTGAAACGATGGTCGCTTCATGTCTCGCCCCATTCTTTTGAACCACAAACCTTTAGAACAAGGAATCTTTCAGTCTGGCAGTTTTTTGCAAGCCGTGTGGCTTCTTTTAGTGCTGCATCAAATGAGTCTTGGTAACAGCTAAACCTAAAGGATTTAGTTGACCTGGCTTGCCGCATAACGACAAACTTTAAAGCTATGTTTTCAAGGGGGATGTTGCCAATGTGTTTTGGCTTTTTGAGCGTTAGTGTTGCCACTGTTTAACCTTACTGATGTAGGTTGCCGATACTTGAACACTGATGGCAGGACGGTATCAGAATCGTCTTTTCGGGAGCTACCCTAGCCGTGTAAATTGAATTTTACAGCACAAACCAGCCTGGTCGCAACAGTTTCAGCTGCCAAATCCGTGCCTCTGGGATCTCTGTCCACTGGCTGATAGCAGCAGAATTGATCTCTAGCAATGCCGCCAGCTTGGCCTGGGAGCCAGCAAGAGTGATCGCCTGTTCTTTAGTCATGCCCGATTGTAAGCCAGCTTTACAGAGTGAGAGCTGTCAATACCTGACTAAAGTTAAGGGGATTAACAAAGTAGTTGACGCAATGATTTAAGCTGGCTTATGATGCAGTCAATCCCCAACGCAATTCCGCAGGGGTCTTTTAGAAAACATCATGATCAAGTTCAACAAATTTAACGTAACAAACGGCACTGACAAGGCTCGCGTTTTTTACTCGCAATACACCCGCACCGATGGCCAAGAGTGCGTTGTTCTGTACTCCAAAGACTATGACCGCGCACTGGGTCGCATCTTCAGTGACGAATACGTCAACAACACCGATTCAATGACTGATTATTTTGAGCGCGGCCAAGTAGTGTTGTTTGCTGACCATCCCCTCTACGCTGCCGCAGCAGCCAGGGCCAACTAAAACCAAACGGGGCTTCGGCCCCTGAAAGAACATCATGTACTCATCACCCGTCACTGTGACCAAATTTGTCAACGGGGTCGCACAGACCCCAACCATCCACGCCGCCTCAAAGGGCGGTTACATCCTCTGCGTCAATGACGCAGGGGTAAGCGGCTACTCTGACCGTGTAGATCTCTGTCGGTCCACCGTCTGCTTTGTACTCTGTCGGTCTACCAGCTTGTCCACGATTGTGGCCTGCTGGTTTGATCTGGGCGGCGAAGGCGGCAACGCCCGTGTCTACCACGCCGATGGCTCTGCGCTGTCGGTCTCTGAGCTGGCTGCTGCCAGTGAGCAGCTAGGGGAGATGGCATGAGCGCCCCTGTCTGGACGGCTGGCTACAAGCCAACTAAGGAAGACCTGAAGGGTCTGTATAACCACCGCTTTGAGACTGCTGGCGGCTTGGTGCTAGATTGCTACTTAGCTTTCGAGGAAGAAGAACGCGCTACTTTTGATCACCCTGGCAGTGCAGCAGCTGTCGAACTTATCTGGGCTTTGGTTGAAAGCGTTGATATCAGCGAGGTCATCGGGGATTTGGCGGCAACCATTGAGAAAGAAGCTTTGGAGGACATGGCGGTCCAGGCTGAACATGACCAGTACGACCGTGGACAGGAACGCTACGAAGATAGGAACGCAGAATGAATCACGCAATCAATTGGACGCTGGCATCTTTAACAGCATTGGTGTTGTCCACGGCATACCTGCTTGACGGCCCTAGCGATCACCAGGCTGCAATGGATGCGGCAAATGATGCCAAGGCTACGCAAGCAGAACAAAGAGCGCAGGCGAGGTTTGAACGTGCTGCACAGGAAATGTGTGGCGATAACGCAGGGTGGACGCAGCTGGAGAACGGCAGTGTCCAATGTTTTACCAAAACGGGTCGGAAGACTCAGAAAGTGCAATTGTGATTGATCAACTTAATTCTGGATATGAAAATCCAAGTCCTATTGACCGCCTGGTCACGGAACAAAAAAATCTTATTGACAAGGCTAGACTGGCCGGCGGTAATCCAGAGATAGCTGATATCTGCGAAAAAACCTTTTTTAATATAGCGTTTTTAGCTAACCGCGCATATCAGGAATTAATACCCGAAGACCAACTGTTTTATAAAGAAATGATTGATGCCTATTACAAAGATTTAGAGCATACAGAACTTAAAAACATACAAACAATCATGAACAACCTTATTCACTTTTGTAAAAAATCATGAAAATCGAAGATATCTTGTCTGGAATTACAGACATTGCCAACCGTGCGTATGCAGGTTCACCACCCGAGGACAGGCTGGCGTTTGAGGTTGGAATGCTGCACAGCAAATTGCGCGAGATGTCTTTTTTGCTTGCGAACGCTACGAAACACATCAAAGAACTTGAAATTGAACTTGCATACGAAAGGAAATGAAATGCAAACAATCACGCTTCACCGAATCACGACCCTGGAATTGACCAAGACAAATGCACTGCCCACCAGCTCTGGCGGGTTGTTTTGGCGGCGCAAGCTGATCGTCACTGATGAGAAAGGCAACAAGACAGAAATTAACCTGTTTTCTGAAACCAAAGAACCATTGGAAATCAAGGAAATAACACTATGAAACAAATAGCCTCTGCTTTGGTGAAAGCACAGAAAGCCTTTGGGCCTGCCCTGAAGACCGCTACGAACCCGCATTTCAAGAGTCGGTACGCTGACTTGGCTGCTTGCGTTGAAGCGGTCATAGGCGGTTTAAACGATAACGGCATAGCACTCATCCAGCGCAACAGCCTGGACGATGCTGGTGTGACGGTGGAAACCGTGTTTGTGCATGAGTCTGGTGAAATGCTTGAGTGCGGAAAGCTGCACGTTCCCGCTGCTAAACACGATCCACAGGGCTACGGGTCTGCATTGACGTATGCCAGGCGGTACAGCTTGATGGCGGCTTGCGGAATCGCACCAGAGGATGACGATGGCAATGCTGGCAGCAAGCCAGTACCCAAGGTGACAGACGCCACGATCAAAGCACTGCTGGCAGACATTGCTGATTGCTTTACGCATGAACAACTTAAAGAAGCCTTTTTTAAGGGAATCAAAACTGTTGGTGATGACCAAGCTGCCCGTGATCAGATTACCAAGGCCAAAGACGCAAGAAAGGCAACACTATGAGCATCCTGTTTAGAGCCAGCGCCTTGTCAGCAATCATGACCGATGGAAAAGGCAAAGATGAATTGTCTGTTGGTGCTAAAACCTACGTCACTAAGTTGGCAAAGGAATTTGTCTATGGCTACGACGAACGCATCAGCAGCAAGTACATGGACAAAGGCATCCAAGTTGAAGATGAATCCATTGACCTTTACAACGCTGTGCATTTATCCAGTTATGCAAAAAACACTGAACGCCGCAAAAACGAATGGATTACTGGCGAGGCTGACATTGTGGCGGATGACAGGATTATTGACATTAAATCAAGCTGGTGCATTACAACATTTCCAGTGCTTGCGGAACAAGGTGAAGACAAGGGCTACGAATGGCAGCTAAGAGCCTATATGTGGTTGTGGGAAAAGCCACGGGCAGACATTGCTTATTGCTTAGTCAACACTCCCGAGGAACTAATTGGTTGGGAAAACAAAACGTTTCACAAAGTTGACCACATCAACCGCGAGTTGCGTGTGACGGTTGTGCCATACGTCAGAGACACGGTAATGGAAGACAAGATAAAAACCAAAGTCGAAGCGGCACGGGTTTATTACGACCAAGTGCTTAAAGAAATCAGCGAACAACACATTTACTAAGGAAAAAAATGGCAATCTCAAAAGAAATTAGCTGCGTAGTTGGAACATACACCAATGCTCAAGGCGAAAAGAAAAACCGTTATCAACGTATCGGTAGCATCATTCAAACTCAGCGAGGCGAGATGTTGAAGCTGGACGTTATCCCATTGAAGGAAGGCGGCTGGGATGGCTGGGCATATCTAAATGACCCAAAGCCAAAAGAACAATATCAAGGCTTGCCAAAAGACAACGAAGATGACATACCGTTTTAAGGAGAAATCCGCATGAGCGACTTCGAAGAAGTTACCAAAAAAGCAACTGACTCGCAAATCAAGCAGGCGATTGCTAAACGCAAACACCGCTCTGAGGCAGTGTGGCTTGCTAAATCATTTGAGGAGGCCGAGGCTAACGCAAACCTGTTTGCCAAGGCCCGTATACCAATCGGCACCAAAGATCGCAACAGAGACTTATCTAGAGCCTTTGACAGGGCAACAACGGCACGGGGGAATCGGACATGAACCTTAGTTCTGACGGGGCAGAGATAGACAACGCACGTAAGCTTCAAGTTTATGGTGATTGGATCAGGTTTGTTGATGGAGAAGGATCAAATGTGAAGATTACACCCGGTGTGATCAAACAGCTAATGATCTTTGCACTGGAACATGTAAACGAGTTTGAAGAAGGAGCATGGGAATGAGTGGCGGACACTTTAACTACAAACAGCACCGTTTGCTTGACATAGCAGATGACATAGGTAGCGAGATACTGACCAACGACAGCACCGAGAAGGATGAGTGGGGCAACAACATTGGTCGGCACTACAGCCCCGAAACCATCGTTGAATTTGAGAAGGCTGTAAAGGCACTAAAGCTGGCTTACGTTTATGCACAGCGCATTGACTGGCTGCTGAGTTGCGATGATGGCGAGGATAGTTTCCACAAGCGGTTACAGGCACAACTGAAGGAGTTGACATGACAACAAGCACAGGAGGCCCAGCGTTTCCCAATGAGGGCGGTGCAGGTAATCTTTGGAACGACAAAGGCATGACCCTGCGCGATTACTTTGCTGGCAAAGCGATGGGGGCTCTTTTAGTTGACCCGTCATGGCAGGGCAACACCACCGGGACAGTCGCAGCAATTGCCTACGAAATGGCAAATGCCATGCTGAAAGAGAGGGAACAGAAATGACAACACAACCAGAAGCCTTATGGTTAGCGCACAGGTTGATTAGCATGGCTGACGATGGCGACATGGGGCGAAAACCAAACCCCAAATGCAGCAAACGCCAAGCCGCCGCCGAACTGCGCCGACTCCATGCAGTGAATCAGGAACTGCTGGCGGCGTTAAACTGGATCGGCACTGTAAACGCAATGGACTACGAGTACCAAGCTATTGCCCGAGCAGCAATAACTAAAGGAGAAGCCAAATGAAAGACGATGAGATTGAAGATTTATTTGCCTACGGCTGGATTGACACCGCCTTGGCAATTGTCCTCGCGCTGCTGGCGCTGGTGGCGCTGTCCTTTTTTGCGGGGTATTTGATATGAGCCGCTTACTACACGCTGCCGCCCGTGGAGCGAGGATACAAACTAATGATCGAGGCGGCTGGTTAGATGCTGCGTACATTCCTACCGCAGATTACAAGGGTGACGACTTTCGCATCCACCCGGATGACGAGCACCTCCAGTACGGCCCGATTAGCACGGCGCTGCGGGATGCTTCCGAAAACGTGCAGCCAAGGATGATGTACACAATATCAAATTTTATACTTGTGGGTGCTGTATGTGATTACACAGAAGTTGTTGAAAGAAATGATGGCTGGAACAGCGCCTTGAATATACACCGCAGCCTGTTTCTTTTATTCTTGGCCGAAGCACTGGCCGATTCTGGTTTATAGGAGATGTGATATGGACAAAGAACTACTCGAACTGGCGGCGAAGGCTTGTGGGCTGGAAGAGGCAAAGATGCGGATTGAGTTTAACCAGTGGAACCCTCTCACCGACGATGGCGATGCGCTGCGGCTGGCGGTGCAGTTGCAAATCATTGTTGGTAGGTACGACAACTATGTAAGCGCCGCGCCTTTGCATGACGGTGCAAAAGAAATTGTCATCTGGAGCCACAACGAAAAAGACCCCTACGCAGCCACCCGCCGCGCCATTGTCCGCGCAGCAGCAGAAATTGGAAGGAGAATGAAATGACAGGATTTAATTCAAAGCGCCAAGCAGCGCAAGCCAAGCTGGACGCTGCTGCCGACACGCTGTCGATCGTGTACCAGCGAGGGTTTGCCGATGGCAAGAGGTCAGTGCAGCGCAAGCCGCTGACGGATGAGGAGATTCAACAAGTGGTTTTGACAGCACACGGAAATCAAGATTGGACGCTTGTATTTGCCCGAGCCATCGAAGCCGCCCACAACATTAAGGAGTAACGAAATGAGTAACAGAGACGTAATGCAACAGGCGCTGGAGGCGTTGCCTTGTTGCGGTTACACGGACGCGAGTGCGGTCAAGTGGAATCCGTTTAACGGCGTTGTGCAGTGCCATAAATGCGGGCAGGTTTATTCACAAAAGAAACAAACAAATGACAGCCAAACGCTGGAAGCCATATTGTCCGTAGTATGTAGATATTTGCCTCCCGACGGCATCAGCAGGGAGCAGGCCATGAGCGAAATTATTGGCTTGGTTGACCCGGGCCCATCACCCCTGCCAGTGCAGCCAGCGTTTTATCAACCGGCTGCAAACGAAGCGGTAGAAATTTTAAAGTCACTTGGCTACGTGTACGAGCCGACATACACTGGACTTGCGTGGGTAGCTAAAAAGTCAGCACAGCCAGAGCAGGAAGCCGAGCCGATTGGAAAACTCATACCTTGCCGAGAAGGATGGTTTGCTGACATTGATAACCCGCCGCCAACAGACGGCGTTTACGAAATAATGTCCATCTTTACCCTTCAACCGTTGTCATTGCAACGCCAGCCGCTGACAAAAAATCAAAGGCTTGCAGTAAAAACAAGAGCCAATCAAGCAATGATAAGAAACCCAAATCTTGCTTGGAGTGATGCCTTGGTGTTTGAAACCGAAGCCGCTCACCACATTAAGGAGGGGACATGACTAACCTAAGACAAGCCAAGCCGGTGGCGACAACGGCAGCGGATCACGTGAAAAACGAGTACGGCTACTGCCAGTTTCATACTGCTGTGCCAAATGACACTAAACTTTACACCGCCCCACCCCAGCGCCCGTGGGTAGAACTGACTGCCAGCACAATATTGAACCTGATGCCCAGCAGCATCCCCGCCGACCACGATGGCGCATTGATGGAGTTTGCCCGTGCCATTGAAGCCGCCCACAACATTAAGGAGGGGACATGAGCGATACGATGCTTTTCGGCGTCTTAAAAATGCCTTTTGAAATGGCAATGCGAGACGCAGTTCTGGACGCATTGGGCACCATTGCCTAGGAAACGCCCATGAGAGACAAACGCATCGACAAGGCCAAGCGTGGAGGTGAGCCACTGACCGTGGTCTACTCAATCAAACTGACCCAAAGCCAGCGCATTGCATTAGCACGTCTGGGACCGCAATGGATGAGGAATCAAATTGAACGATCTACCGAATTTCGCAGCCTGGGATCGCCAGACGCTCGATAAATTTGCGCTTGAGGTTTACCTAAAGTTGCAGCAACAGCAGGACCAGCTTGAGCAGCTGCGAGGCGACCTCAAGGACGCCATCGCTGCGT